ACATGCTTTACAAATACCGCAAAAAAGCAGCGTATTATTAAGGATAAATTATGGCAATAGATAAGGCACTTTACGCAGCCCCTCAAGGAATAGATCAACTTGGCGAGGAAAGTGACGAGCCAGAATTAGAAATATCTATTGAAGATCCAGAGACTGTTGAGATTGGGATTGATGGTCAGCCAATCATGCGTATGGAGAAAGATGAAGAGCCAGATGGCTTTGATGATAACCTTGCTGAAGTTTTAGATGACAGATTATTAGCTACATTAGCTAGCGACTTAACTGCTGATTTTGATAATGACATAGCCTCTAGAAAAGATTGGATACAAACTTATGTGGATGGTCTAGAACTTCTGGGCCTTAAAATTGAAGAGCGTGCTGAACCTTGGGAAGGCGCCTGTGGCGTGTACCATCCACTCCTCTCTGAAGCAGTAGTTAAATTCCAAGCTGAGACCATGATGGAAACGATTCCAGCAGCTGGTCCAGTAAAGACTCAGATCATTGGCAAAGAAACCCCAGAGAAAAAAGCTGCAGCTGAACGTGTTCAAGACGATATGAACTATCAGTTGATGGACGTGATGAAAGAGTTTAGACCCGAGCATGAGCGCATGCTGTGGGGCTTAGGCTTAGCAGGTAATGCGTTTAAGAAAGTTTACTTTGACCCATCATTAGATCGTCAAGTATCCATGTATGTCCCAGCAGAAGATGTGGTCGTCCCCTATGGAGCTTCTAGCTTAGAGTCAGCTGAGCGTGTCACGCATGTGATGCGCAAAACAGAGAACGATGTGCGTCGCCTCCAGCATGAAGGTTTCTACCGAGACGTAGACTTGGGTGAGCCAGTTCAAGTAATGGACGAGATTGAGAAAAAGATTGCTGAGAAGCTTGGCTTTAGGGCAACTACAGATGATCGTTACAAATTATTAGAGATGCATGTGGAGCTTGACCTTGAAGGGTTTGAGCATACAGATGAAGACGGTGAACCCACTGGCATTGGTCTACCTTATGTAGTCACAATCGAGAAGGGTACTAATACTATCTTAGCGATTCGTCGCAACTGGAGACCAGAAGATGAGAAACACCATAAGAGAAACCATTTCGTCCATTATCCATACATTCCAGGCTTTGGTTTTTATGCTTTTGGCCTTATCCACCTTATCGGCGCTTTTGCTAAGTCTGGTACTTCTCTTATCAGGCAATTGGTTGATGCAGGGACACTATCAAATCTGCCAGGCGGCTTTAAGGCCCGTGGGATGCGAGTCAAAGGCGATGACACACCAATAGCTCCAGGTGAATGGCGTGACGTAGATGTTCCAGCAGGGACAATGCGTGACAACTTGTTACCACTTCCATACAAAGAACCAAGCCAAGTTTTATATAGTTTGTTAGGAACTATTGTAGAAGAGGGTCGTAAGTTTGCTGGGTCTGCAGAGATTCAAGCATCTGACATGAGCGCTAATGCGCCAGTTGGAACAACACTAGCAATTCTAGAAAGAACATTGAAGTCAATGAGTGCGATACAAGCTCGTATTCACTACGCAATGAAGCAAGAGTTTGGGCTTCTTAAAGACATCATCAGAGATTACACACCAGAAGATTACAGCTACGATCCAGTTGAAGGTGATCGTATGGCTAAACAGTCTGACTATGACATGGTCACTGTAATTCCTGTGTCCGATCCCAACGCGGCTACTATGGCGCAAAAAGTCGTGCAGTATCAAGCAGCTCTACAACTCGCTCAAACCGCACCGCAGCTCTATGATCTTCCACTTCTGCATCGTCAAATGTTAGACGTGTTGGGAATCAAAAATTATCAGAAGCTAGTACCGATGCCTGACGATATGAAGCCTCGTGATCCAGTTTCTGAGAACCAGAATATTTTGATGAATAAACCTGTCAAAGCATTCTTGGCGCAAGATCACCAATCTCATATCACGGTGCATATGAGTATGGCGCAAGATCCACATATCCAAATGTTGATACAACAAAACCCACAACTAGCTCAACAGATTCAAGCCGAGTTGTCTGCTCACGTAGCTGAGCACTTGGGAATGGAGTACCGCAAACAGATGGAGCAACGGATGGGTACGCTATTGCCCGCAGTTCCACAAGACCCAGATGATAAGGAGCCAAATATGTCTCCGCAAATGGAAGAGCAGATTTCTCAAATGGCAGCGCAAGCGGCAACACAGATGTTGCAACAGCATCAACAGGAAGCTCAACAACAGCAAGCACAACAACAAGCTCAAGATCCAATCATCCAGTTACAACAACAAGAGTTACAGATCAAAGCTCAAGAGCAGCAACGCAAAGCTAAAAAAGACCAAGACGACTTCCAGCTTAAGTTGGCGCAGATTCAACTTGAACGCGAACGTATTGCTAAGCAGCAGGAAACTGAAGGAGCAAAGATGGCTATCCAAGCATCATTAGCTAAGCATAAAGAGAAGAACCAACAGGAAACTGAAGGTGCTCGCATGGCTATTGATCTAGGTAAACAACGTGAACAACATCAGCATCAAAAAGAAGTAGCAACAATGCAGACGGATGTGCAAAGGGAGTTAGCCGCAAAACAAGCTGAAACCCAAGCGCGAACTAAAGAAATTAAAAAGGAAACGAAAGGTAAATAATGGACGCAAGCCAAGCGTTGGCTCATATAACACGACAGTTAGATGAAAGAATTTTGCAACTCCAAGAAAGTCTAGCAGACGACAACTGCAAAACAATTGAAGAGTACAAGAAAGTATGCGGAGAAGTGAGAGGTCTCTTTACCGCACGAAACTTTATAACGGACCTTAATAAAACGATGGAGAACTCCGATGAGTGACCAAACGGTAGTAGATTTGAGTCAAGCAATTGACTTACGAGCGGTAATGAAAGAAGCTGAAGATAAAGCCAAACAGCTTCCAGAACCAAAGGGTTATCGCATTTTGTGTGCAATCCCAGAAGCAGAAGAGGCTTTTGATAGTGGCATCCTTAAATCAGATGAAACTCGTCGGCATGATGAACTCCTAACTACAGTGCTATTTGTAGTCAAAATGGGACCAGATTGCTACAAAGACCCAGAGCGCTTTCCAACTGGACCTTATTGCCAAGAGGGCGACTTTGTGTTGACAAGGCCGAATGCAGGTACACGCCTTGTAATTCACGGTCGTGAGTTTCGCATTATTAATGATGATTCCGTAGAGGCTGTAGTCCAAGATCCTCGTGGGATTACTCGCAAATTCATTTAAGGAGCTATAAATGCCAGACGAATTTAAATTTCCTGATGAAATAGAAGATCAGGGTAAACCCGTAGATACTAATCAAGATACTGATGATAATGATGATATTAGTATAGAGATAGTTGACGATACTCCTAAAGAAGATCGTAATAGAAAGCCACTTGAGCCAGAAGCTAAGGCGCAATTGGAGAATCTAGACGAGTCTGAAGAGTATTCTAAGAATGTAAAAGACAAGTTTTCTCAGTATAAAAAGGCTTGGCATGAAGAAAGACGTGCTAAAGAAGCAGCGTTGCGCGAGCAACAAGAAGCTTTAGCGGCGGCGCAAGCAATCCTAGATGAGAATAAACGACTCAAAAAACAGTTGCAATCAGGTGAAAAAGAGTTAAATACTGCGTCTAAAGATGCAGCAAAAGCTGAGTTAGAAAAAGCTAAAAAGGAATATAAGGATGCTTATGACTCTGGTGACTCTGATAAGTTATTAGATGCTCAAGAAAAGCTAACTAAAGCTCAGATCAAACTTGATAAAGCAAAAAAATCTAAAAATACTATACAAAATTTTCAAAATAATGTACAAATACCACAAAGGGCTGTTGCACAACCGCAGCAACCCCAGATGGATCCTAAAGTTGCAGAGTGGGTGTCACGGAATCAGTGGTTTGTAGACCCGACAAAACGGTCAATGCGCAAATATGCTGAAGGCGTTCACGAAGAACTTGCAGAGAAATATGGCATGGGCTTTATTGGTACCAATGAGTACTATAAGTCTATTGACAATGAAGTAAAACGTCGCTTCCCAGAAGAATTTGACGCTGCATCAAGAAACGATGAGGACGATAAACCTCAGCGTACGAAAATGAGTACGGTCGTAGCTCCCGCGAAGAGAAGCACTTCTTCTAAAAGAGTGGTACTTACAAAGACGCAGGTAGCCTTGTCCAAAAAACTTGGTCTATCCCCAGAGCAATACGCCCGTGAACTTAGCAAATTGGAGGCCTAATAATGGCAACAAATAGATTACAACGTGAGATGGAAAACCGTGAAATTACAGAGCGTCCTAAGCAGTGGATGCCACCTGAACTTTTACCTGAGCCTGATAAACAAGCTGGTTTTGCCTATCGCTGGATTCGTGTATCAATGTTAAATGCTGCTGATCCTCGGAACATTTCTGCGAAATTTCGTGAGGGTTGGGAGCCAGTGCATGTAGACGAACAACCAAAATACAAACTGTTAGCCGCTCGTGAAGGTCAATATAAAGACAATATCGAGATCGGCGGGTTATTACTCTGCAAGATTCCAGAAGAACTTGTGAAGCAACGTATGGACTACGAAGCTAATCAAACACAAGCTCAGACAGAAGCTGTAGATAATAATTTAATGCGCCAAAGTGATTCTAGAATGCCAATCTTTATGGAACGGAAGTCTAGTGTGACCTTTGGTAAAGGTTCTCAATAATTTAGGAGATTTACATGGCTTATCCTACAGTTTCGGCCCCTTACGGTCTAAAGCCTGTTAACCTCATTGGCGGTCGCGTATATTCTGGTTCTACTAGAATGGTACCAATCGTTAACGGTTACGGCACAAGCCTGTACAACGGTGACGTTGTTCAGCTCGGCGCTTCTGGCGCTAACATTGGTAACTTGATTACTTCTACATTAGCATATAACACTACTTCTGCTGTTGCTGGCACAATCGGTGTGTTTGTTGGTTGCGAATATTCAACTACTGGTGGTCCAATCTACGGTAAAAACCGTTACCAATATTGGAATGCTTCTACAAGCGCTCCTGATGCAATTGGTTATGTTGTAGATGATCCTCAAGCATTGTTCCGTACTGCTGTTGTTCAAGGCGGTTCTGCACAAAGCCAAACAGTTATCTATGCAAGCCCAGCATTTGTTGGCGCTAACGTGTTCTACTCTGGTGTAGGTGGTTCAACTACTACTGGTGACTCTACAGCTGGCGTGGCTTTAGCTACTACTGCTTATTCACAGTCATCTTCTTCAGCAGTTGCTCCTATTACTAGTGGCGCACCATTCCGTATCGTTCAATTGGTTCCTGATACAGCTGTTACAGTAGCTCAAAACGCTACTAGCTCGTCAACAACTATTACCTTGTCCGCAACTAACTCTGGTATTTACCCAGGTATGTTAGTTTCTGGCCCTGGTATTAACTCTGGTTCTAACACTTGGGTTACTGCTGTTAACGGTACCGCTGTTACTATTAACCAAGCTGTTACAACCGCTCAGTCCACTGCTACACAATTCTCATTTACTGGTTATCCAGAAGTGATTGTTGGCTGGAACTTTGGTTTCCACAGCTATTTCAATGCCACTGGCGTTTAATTAAGGAGCTTTTAAATGGCTATTTCACGCGCACAACTGTTAAAAGAGCTGCTCCCAGGTTTAAACGCTTTGTTTGGACTTGAGTATGCACGCTATGGTGAAGAACACAAAGAGATCTACGAAACAGAGACCTCTGAGCGTTCATTCGAAGAAGAAACAAAACTGTCAGGCTTCTCAGCTGCACCAGTCAAAAACGAAGGCCAAGCCATCGCGTATGACAATGCACAAGAAGCATGGACAGCTCGCTACAACCACGAGACTATTGCTCTTGGCTTCTCTCTTACCGAAGAGGCTATTGAGGATAACTTGTATGACAGCTTATCGGCTCGTTATACCAAGGGTCTAGCTCGTGCTATGGCTTATACCAAGCAGGTTAAAGCTGCTGCGGTATTGAATAACGGCTTTAATAGTCAAGTTACCTATGGTGACGGACAGCCTTTGTTCTCTACAGCGCATCCTTTGATTTCTGGTGGTACTAACGCCAACACTCCATCTACCCCTGCTGACTTGAACGAAACTGCGTTGGAAAACGCTGTTATCCAGATTGCAGCTTGGACTGATGAACGTGGTCTGTTGATCGCTGCTCGTCCTAAGAAACTTATAGTTCCACCAGCATTGCAATTCGTTGCTACCCGTTTGCTCGACACAGAACTCCGTGTTGGTACAAACAACAACGATATCAACGCTATTAAGAACAACGGTTCTGTTCCAGAAGGTTACACAATTAACCACTTCTTGACCGCAACCAATGCATGGTTCTTGACAACCGATGTACCAAATGGCTTGAAACACTTTGTTCGTATTCCATTGCAAAATAGCATGGACGGTGACTTTGACACTGGTAACGTACGTTACAAATCCCGTGAGCGTTATAGCTTCGGCGTTTCTGATCCATTAGGTGTATATGGTTCTTACTAAGTAGTGCAGAGGGGGCATAAAAAACCCCCTCTTTTTGTTTTATTTGTTGTATGATTTAGATACTGGGTGATTAACTATTCCACCACTGCCCCAGCAGACAATGCAATGATCGGGATAGTAACTTTTGCATAAGGAGTCCATTATGGGACGTAGTACATTTGAAGGCCCAATTTTATCTGGTGATAATCGTTTTGGTCCAGTTCGTGACGTTGGTTACGCAGACTTAATTCAATCAGCTTTTTTAGATTTTTCAGTAACAACAGCTAATACTGCTAACTATGGCGGTGGTTCTGGCGTGTTTGCTGCTTCAAACAATATTCCTAATAGCGCTGCAACTATTTATAAACCTCAGAGTGGTGCTTATAGCACTAACGGACCTACAGCTGCTACAGCTCCAACAGCTGATGCAACAACCTTGGTATATCGTGGCGTAGTATTTTATATTCCTTACGGTTCTAACATTACTGACGTTATCATTGATATCGGTACAATTCCAAAAGATACAGCTGGTACTCCTTTGGCAGTAACAGCTATTCAGCCATACGTTTCTAACAACTTTGCAACTTCTACTGGTGTTTATGGCACATTTGCTAACATCTCTAGTCCAGCTACACAGCGTTACACAGCTACTTATGTTGGTACTCAATTGCCTAACGTAAGCTCTACATTGCAAGATTTCCAAAACTTACAACCTGGTACACAACCTACATGGTTCTCACAAGTGGTTGTAACTTTGGCAATGACTACATCGACTGCTGGCTTATCTTCTGGTCAAATTGAAGTGTCACTTCGTTATAACCAACTTGATCTGAACATTGGTAACAGTACAACTTATCCATATGGTAACTTTGATTAATGATGTGATAGGGGGTTCACAGCCCCCTTTTTTAAATAATCTAAGGAGCTAAAATGGGTTTAAATTTATTTAATTTTTTCTCGCCTAATAACCAAACGGCTACTATGGGGACACAAACCCCTAGCATGGCTTGGCAAGGTATTGATGGCGCAGCAGAATTTATTGCTCCTCAACGTTTGCGTGACGTTGTTGGTAAGCTAAAAGTATCACAATCACAAAACATTTATGATGCCGACTTCGAGTATGGCGTTCAACCTTTGCGTTGGGAACAGTTTATTCAAAACATCTCTGGACAAGCTTATATTGTTCAAAACCCAGGTCTAGGTGGTGTTTCGATGAACATTGGTGGTGGTAACACCCCAGGCGATATTACTATTCGTCAATCACGCCCATACCATAGATATCAGCCAGGTAAAACTTTTTACATGGCGTCTAACGTTAACTTTGGTTCATCTGTTACTGGTCAGACTCAACGTGTTGGTATTTTTGATGATTCCAATGGTATTTTCTTTATGCAAACTGGAGTTCCAGGACCATTAAACCCTGGCGCTATGAACGTAGTTATTCGTTCTGATTCTGGTACTAACGGTGTATTTGACCAAGTTATTCCTTGTGATCAATGGAACGGTAGCAAGAATTTAATTTATTCAATCGACTGGACTAAAGTTCAGATGATTTGGATGGAATATGCTTGGTATGGCGCTGGTGCGTTACGCTGGGGTATTGTTATTAATGGTGAACCTTGGGTTCTCCACCAAGTTGGTACTGGTAACGGTGTAGTAAACGGTGTACCACAAGTTAAACCTTGGAGTCGTACTGGTAACTTACCTGTTCGCTATGAGCAACGTGATAATGGAAGTAACGCACAATCTTTAATGACTCACTATGGTGTTTCAGTATTGATTGAAGGCGGTATTGATAAACAACGTGGATTTACCTATTCATATGGTAATGATGCTAAAACTCAAAATCGTGTAATTCCAGCATCCGCAGTTCGTTATCCAGCAATGTCTTTCCGTATGCGTTCTGTTGGTACAGATATTTTTGACCAAACTAATGCTGCTGCAACGGGTGGCTCTCCTACTACATTAAGTATTAGTGCGTCTACTCCAGCTATTAGCTCTGTTGTTGGTCAGCCAAACGGTGGTCAAGCTTTGGTTACTTTTGCTTCTGCTCACGGTTATGCAGTAACTAACCCAGCGCAAGCCAATAACCCAGCTCAATACGTCACTTTAAGTTCATTTACTGAAACAGCTACTGTAGCTTCTGGTAACTACGCTTTTGCAAGTACTACTTTAACTGTAACTACAGCGGTTGCTACTGGTGCATTACAACCAGGTCAAGTATTATCTGGTACAGGTATTTCTGGTACTCCTACTATTGTTGGTCAGTTAACAGCTACTAGTGCAGCAGTTGGCTCACAGGCATTTTCAAGCGGCGGTGCAGTAGGTTCTAGCGTAGTAGTTCTTGCGGCTGGTACTTCATTTGCAATTGGTCAGTTATTTGCTGGTACAGGTGTTCCAACTGGTACATTTATTACTGCTGTTAATGGCGCAACTATTACTGTTAATAAAGCATTTACTGTTCAAGCAGCTGGTACATATACTTCCTATGCTCCTGGAGGTCTTGGTACTTATCAGGTAAGCGTAAGCGGATTAAGTGCTACTGGAACATTAACAGCAACTACTACTTATGCAGCTCAAACTT